GTGCAGGAACCTCAGAAGTCAGGGTAGTACCAGCGCCAGCGTAATCGTTGATTGTGATGGATGGTGCAGTGCGGATACGAATTGTATCGCCTTGGTTTTTGATCTCGCCTTCCCAAGAAGTATTGGAAATTTCGGTCATCATTGTGTTCGCGTAGAACTTAGCGTTCAGTTTCTGCGACCACAGCTGTGGAATAAAGCCACCTGAGTAAGATGGGGTTGTGTCGAATGCGCCGGAACCGACGACAGGGAATACAGCAGCCATTTTGGCCTCCTATTAAGTTGGTTTACGACTCAATAGCTGCTTACATGTTAACACGTAGAGTTAAACTCTAACGCGGCCTTCCATATACGCAACAGTCAAGTCAGCTTCAAGTTTTTCCGCCTCAACGTACTGCCCTCGCGTGTTTAGTGTACGAACCTTATTCCAAGCCTTATCCGCGTCTTTAGGCGAATAAATTTTAGAGTTCTGGGTTGTACTCTGCGTACGCACAGAATTAGCAGAACGGTTTGGTGCAACCTGCTTTTCAAGTTCGGCTTGGTTAGACTTAGCTGCTTTCGGTGCTGCCAACGTTTCTTTCCAAAGGCTCACATAGTGGGCTATGGCTTCTACGTCACCTGCATCAAACGCCTGCTGTGCTTGAACTCTGCGTGGGCCTCTAAGCATAGGATCATGCTCATTTAACCACGACACCCAACGTTCATCATTGTCGATCTGTGGGAAATCAGGCACGGCTTGATTAAGCCTCTGACTAAATCCTACTTCTCCAACTTGGTTCCCCGTCTGCTGGAGTTTCTCCTCCAGCTTCTGAATAACCGCGTCTTGTTGCTCTAGTCGGCCCTCGTAGTCTTGAGAGACTTCCCGCGCAACACGGCGCTGAACGTCCAGCAGTTCTTCACCAAATTCGGCTCGATCCGCGTCGGTCACTAAACTGACTTTCTCCTTCGGCTTTGTCGGCTCGGCTTGTTTTGCAGCCATTTCTTTACGAAATGTAGCCAGTTCTTCAGTCATTTCTCGCACCTGTTGGTGCAACCTTGGAACTTCGGCGTCGTACTTACCCCGTAAGGTGCTGTACTTCTGCTTAAAGTCGTCCTCTACGTCCGTTGGTGACGTGTCAGCTGGCTTTGCTTTTTCAAGTTCGGGTGCTTCTTCGGTCTCAGCTACTACTTCCGTTTCCGTATCCAGTTCCTCAAGTTGAGGGTTGTTCTGGGCTTCTAACGCTTTTTCGTACGCTTCAACTTCTGCAAGCTGGGCCTGTACTTGTTTTGGCATCGCCATATGGTTCTCCTTAAAGCACCAACTCTGTTACACAGCGCCCGTAGGTAGGCTGCTCCCGTCTCTGGTGTGCTTCGTCGTGCTCTTACGAGCGGTTAATTACCTTCGCCGCTTCTTCAACCGACGTCAGTAGGTCTTCAAATGCTTCTGCGCGTCCCTGCAACCGGTGGACTGACACCATATCGGTTGCTTTCACTAAACGCCCTTTGGCTAACTCAGCTTCGGCCTCAAAAAGACCTAACAGAGCCGTTTCACCTGTCTCTTTAAGTCTCAGCAGTGCTTTTACGTGCTGCGGATCACAAAGATTCAAGTCAATCATGCCGTAAATCTACTCGATATGTGTTAACGTGTCAACAGGTACAGCTACTGTCCGTTTGGGCGTGGACTCATAGTGTTGTCCTGTCGCCCACCCATAGGAGTGCCGTCCTCTTGCAGTTGAGCCGCTTGTTGCTGAGCTTGCATTTCCTGCTGCATCATCATCTGCTGCTGTTGCTGCTGTTGAGCTAAGTCTTGCTGCTTCTGAACATCTTCTCGGCTAGGGACAAGACGGTCAACATTGGTGTTAAGATTACCCGCGAGGTCGCGGAGTAGTTCAGCTGTACCCGGTAAGCCAACAATCTGCTGTGCAACCGGACTTTCCAGAACAAGACGGAGGAAGTCAGTCTTGCGGACAGCTTCAGCTTCTTTAACAACAAGCGACATCGCGCCCGTCGCAATAATCTGGACATCGCCGATAAGGTCTGGGTCATCTGAATATCTTAGGTTCCTTTGGTACTGGCGCTCAAGCATTGGCCGCATCACGTCGTGGTCAATATTGCTGATAACCTGTTTGATGCTCTTACCCGCGTTCGACATTAGCATTGAGAGGCCCGAGGACGTACGTCCTGCGCCCGGAACGTGTTGCCCCGTCATGTAGCGCGGAATACCTGATACCTCGTCTGAGATCGCCATAAAGCGGTCAAACACACTCATAAGCTCTTGCGCGTTAGAATTAGGCTGGAAGAAGCTCATTGGAGGCGTACTGTCGTTAAAATCAGACTGTTTAAACTGCCAAATCTTCCAAGGGTACATCTGGGTGATGTCCTCACCCGCTGGAAGACGACTAATGTTAACACCGACCTGTGGTCCGCTGGAGATGCCCATATTATTCGCTAACGCCCGAGCAGCAGCGTTGCACATATTCTGAGCGTCGATACACAGGTCGGCTACTCCGTTACCGTCGATGCGGCCCGGAACCTTTTCGAACGAGGTCAGGTAGTATGGTTTGCGCCCCAGTGGGTCGTAGTTAAGCACAGCCCGAACGACAATGTTGTCTATCATCCATACTTCGCACGGGTAAGACTTTTGAGGGTCTTCTACTTCTGACTCGTCCAGTCCCCACTCTATCAATACATCGCCGGGGATCGTATCCCACAGCTGTAGAGCGGCGACTAAATCTTTACTTGCTTCGTCGAAATCCTGACCCGAAACGTCTTCCATCAGGTCGTCGTTGTGGTCAAGCCAGCTGAAACCACCTACCCCGAAATCAGTCAGGACGGAGCGAACCGCGTCCTCATCGTATCCGTCGACGCCGAGCATGTTCTCAACGTCGTCGCGTGTCAGGTGGTGCAGCTCTGCAACCGGCATCGAGTGAATATCGTCACCCCAAGGCATCCAGTAGAACTTAAACGGGTCAACCCGCTCCCACTCGTCGCGCAGTACCTCAACCACGCCCAAGCCGCCCTCAACGTACTTCATCGCCTTGCGTTTGCGAGGGATCGGTCCTTTGAGGATCGCGTATGGGAACGTAGCTATATCATTCGTGAACTCGAACAGCGCTTTCGTGAAGCCACCCTCGAGCATCTGGTCTTCCATTTTGGTCTCCATCCGCTCGACGCGCTTTTCAGCTTCGAACTTCATGGACCGCATGGCCGTATCTTTCATACCCGACGCGAGTTCTTTTAACTCATCTTCAGCGGGCGGTTCCCCGCCAGCGTTGTAATACTGCATCAGGTTCTTCTGCATAATGTTCTGCATAGCCTGAGTTACATCTGGTGGAACTTCTGGGATCGGTGTCGCGCTAATAGCCCAAGGCTTGTCTGAGCCAGTGCCTAAAAGCGTATCTCGCAACCAAGCAGTAGCAGTCCGGCACTTAGAACTGACGATACCCATAAAAATCTCGGAGCCGCCCTGTTCTTGTATTTCAGCAAGTTTTGCAGGTTCATATTCCATGTTCCTTGCGCGAACGCATGTCGACAAGCGCTGCTCTAGCGTATCTTGGTGGTGGTCACGCATAACTTCCCAGCGTTTGTGGACGTGGGAAGACAACCCTTGGAGCATAGGGGTATTCTGTTTTTCATCAGAAGCACGCTGCGCCTGCGCTTCTAAGTCAGAAGCACGAGCAACAGGAATTAGGGCTGGGCCTAGCGCCATTATAAATCTCTCACTTGTGACGTCCCGCGTACGGTAGCACCTATGTGTTTACGCGTCAACAGATTAGGTCCAGCCACCAGAAGACACGCGTGTGACCTCTTTGCGCTGCGTTCCCCACGAGTTTGCCCCGAAGGTCTCACCGCCGTCCGCATGGAGACACATGTACTGGAACGCATCGGCGACGTCCGACCACGGGTGGGATTTTTCTGGTTTTTCATCACGTGCCCCTTTCGTGTTTATTTTGTAACGATACTTCCCGGCCAACGCCTGCACGAGCGACGACGCGCTCTGGGCGTCGACAACGAACCCGTACTTCCCGTCGACCACACGGGTCAGGTATTTCTCTACCGCAGCGATACGCGCCGCGATTGAGTTGGTCCGTGCGGGCTTCACGACGAACCCCTCGTTCTTATAAATGTCAGCCACAGTTCTCTCGTCCGTCTGGACACGCTGGAACGCAGCAGGGTCGATTATCACGAGCGCCCTACGCCCCGGAAATTTGTTACTTAACAACGGCTTCAGCATCTCACGGACAAATCTCAACGCACCCATCCCGTCGGAGATCAAGCTGTCGTACACCACCAGTCTGCCATCGTGCGTCACGCTGCCGATCACCGCCGCTGGGGTCAGCCCCGCGTCGATCCCTATCAGGAGCGGACTTTCGCTAAACATGGGCGTCAACTTCTCAACTGAGGCGTGCGCTGCGCGGTCGAACGATCTAAACACCGGCTGTCCACTGAGCGATTTGCCGAACTCAGCGTGTATGTACACGTCGATCCAGTCCTCAGTTTTCCCTTGTGCTAGGTTGTCATAATAGTCGTCAGGTAAGAACCTCGTCCAGTCGGCCTCTGGTGCCAGACCACTCGGCTGTATCGTCACGTGCACGTTGTCAGGCGGCTCAGTGAGCAGCGTTTCCCAAAAAGTATCTACATCAGGGGGGT